TTTATTAAAAGAAAGTTAAATTATATTCAGATGCCATCTTTGTATCTACGGAAGTCTCCGTCCTCGAATTCTTTTCCAAGTTCGGTATAATCCTTATGCATCTGAACGGTTGTTTCTTTAGATAGATAAGTCCTAGGATCATTCTTCTTCAGTTCTTGGTAATAAGACCAAGTACGCTTTTTAGGAGCGCCTGGAGTAAATGTATTTAGTGAAGACTTTGGAGGAGCTTGAAACGGGTCACGTTGTGGCTGTTCATCCAAACCTAAGATTCTTAAAAGAGTCTTAGGGCTTCTTTTAGCTATGTCATTCACATATTCAGTTGTTAGATCTAAGTCTTCTATCCTAGCTTGAAGTTGCGTTTGGTAGTTGTTACCATAACGTTCTTTAAGCTTTGATTTGACAAATTCGAAGTTTGCAGTTTCCTTTTTAGCGGTCTCTGTTGCTTTGATCTTTTGTTCGACCATGCTTTCTAATTTGTTCATATCTATTTCGGGCGCTTTAACTTCTTTCGCTTGAGGGTTATCGCTACTCGTAGTGGCTGTACGGTCATACAGTTCTTCTAATTTAGCCCTTGCATTATATCTAGATTCTAGAGCACTATATTGTTCCCTATATTCATCTTGTCTCTGAAGTAGAGTGGCAATATAACGATCTGATTCTATCTTACTTTTAGCTAAGTCTTGTGCAGTTTTGAACTTTCGATCTTCACCGACAAGTTCAGCTAAGTAATCAGGATTAGTTGAGGGGTCTCCCGAACTTTCCAATAGGTTTTCGTTCATCAGGAATGGTCTCCTTAGGTGTTTGTTGTTTGTCTAAATCTATAAAAGATCTCATTAGTCTGAGAGCTTGACGAAACCCATTACTGTGTGCTTGTTTATAAGCCCAACTAGTAGTTTCGTAAGATTTAGGACTGATCTCAGCTTTGGTCAAGCTTTCTTCAGCTTCGTCTATTACTGCCTTAAATCTGTCTAGAACAGGTTTAGAGGCATAAATTTGTTGTTGGAATGATTCTTTTTGTTCGTCTTTTAAATGGTCTGTCCATTTACTGAACATTGTTATAAGCTCCGCCTACGTCATTCATCTTAGGAGGTGGTTGATATGGAGCATCAGACATCTTAGGTCTGACCTTCTGTCCTTCTTCACTATCTTCTCTAGGCATAGAATCCATGCTTTGTTCTTTAAGAGGAGCTTCAGATTGAGAACCTTCATGAGCTCTTTTCTGTTCTCCCATAGTAGGAAAAGATTCATGTATTAGTCTAGCAGTTCTGCCTGTAAGCATTCTTTGTCTAAGCATAGCGTTACCGCCTGTATAAGATTTAGAATCACTTTCTTGAGTAAATTCTGGACTCGATATACCAGATCTAAATGTTACCATTATTGAGTTCCTAATAGTCCTGCTGGTTCAGCAGAAGGAGCAGGTTGTCGTTTGAGATTAAAGGGTGTTCCCCCTGTAGCAGCAGGTTTACCTTGACTATCTAGTGCATAGTCTTCACCTAGCCCACTAGCTTGACCTGCAGCCATATGTACTTGCTCTTGTAGAGCTTGTACTCTCTTCTGAGCATCTGCTTGTTCAGAGAGGGCTACGTAAGGCATATAGACCTCATAGTCGTCTAGATTAAAGATATTAGAAATAATAGCTCCCATCTTTATTCCAGAGAAATGTTGCTGAACAGTTGGCCATAAGCCTGAACCTGTAAGATTAGTAAGGTTTTGTATAAGCTCAGCTTGTTCAGCAAAGTGACGGGCTGCAATAGGTTTGATTCTACCAATACCTGTAATATCGTCTACAGTTAGTTCTTGGAAGGTGACGATCTTAAGGTCATCATCAAAGATCTTTATTACAGTAGCATCAGTCATATTACGTCTAGCTAGTTCTAGCATAGCGTTAAGAAGAGGTTCTACTATGTTCTCTTCAAACTGTTTTATCTTGTTTTGGAAGACACGAGCAGAAGCGTTCTCTAATCGTTGTACTTCGTATTTAGTCTTCTCTCCTGGGGTACGGAAACCCATAGCTTCTCTAGGTGCACCAGCCATCTCTTCCATAAGTTTCTCTAGATGATCTAGCTCTAGATTAGCATTTAGAGCCTGTACGTCAGGAGCAACCATTTCTACATCACCTTCTTCAGATGTGAAGATCTTTTCGCCTGGTTGCCATACGTAATCTTCTACGAAACCTTTAACCTTTTGTACTGGATATGTAACTAAGTCGAAGACGTCAGCCTTCATATTCTCCACATGATCCATACGATATTGCATACCAACAAGATTATCAAGAGGACCCATACCCCAAAGGTTTTCTTGTTTCTTTCTCCAAGGAGAATGGAATATAGGTGGATAACCAAAATAGCTAGGATTAGGTTTATTACCAATAAGTACATGTCTATCGACAACTGTTATTACTCTATTCTTTTCGAAGACATCATTTATGTAATCGTAATAGTCTCCATAGAAAGTTAGTACTTCCACGAAATCAGATAGAAGATAAGCACGGAAAGAAGTGAAACCATCCATAGAATAGAGATGATCCCGTTGGATCCAGTCCCCTCGGAAGGTTCTAGCGTGGAATCTAATATTCTTGAGATATTCGAATAACTTTTCGTACTCAGCTCTGTTCTCATCATTAGACATCCTTTGTAGTAGATTACGAAGTTCACCCATGGAGATAATGGAACGTACTATCTTAGGAGAACTTTGGAAGTTCTCTGCAGTAGGATTCATAACCATATCCAAAGGAGATATACGTCTTATGGCTGGACCAACATATCCGGATTGGGTAATAGGATAAGCTTTATCAGTGTGTACAACGCCAAAGTAATTAGGACCGTAAGCAGCAGCGTAACCAGGTTGTTCAACACGTTCATCTATCCACTCCACTGTTCCAAAGCAATTACCGAAATCAATATAGTCTAGGATTAGTTTATCTATCTCATGCTTAAATGAAGGTTGATCTATAACCCAAGCCATATAGTTAGTTATAGCATCTCGCTTAGCTCTAGAATCTGCATCCTTTTCGTTAGCTTCCCATACTAACCATTTGCGTTGTGGGAATAATGTTGCGGTGTAGTTTGCATAGAGATTGTCTCTAATTTGACAGAGTTTAGGAACGGTTGTTTTGTTCTTCCAAGGAAGTTGGTTATTTGTCGTTTGCGTCGTATCAGTTGCATAGACATATCTGCGTACCTCTTCCCAATCGTTCTTCTTTACCATACGTAATGTGTCCCACTCGATAAACCTTTCAGTTAGACGAGTAGCCAACATGTTAGGTTGGATTACATTATGTAATTCTAGTACCTTACCGGTCAAGTTCTAATTCTTCCACAGTTGGAGCATTTCTTAGCTTTATTCATATCTGTTACGTTCTCTACTCCGCAATGAAGGCAAATCCACCATAATCTATCGGTCAGAGTACACCTCCGTATTTACTATGGAATTGGAATTCAGGAGTCATTTCTTTCCTTTGTCTAAAAGTGTCTAGTGGAGTTACTGCGAAGTCTATGGCTGCAGCTAATGCATCTTTGACGTCATCATGTGCAGGATTAGCAAACAGAAGTTCTTCTTCTAAGGTTTGACAGTGTCCACCAAGATAATGCCATATCTGGCGGTTGGCGTATTTGGGTTCTAGGGTTGCTAAGATTCGTTCTTCTTTAGAGCCTTCCCAACGGGAGGGTCTATATTCTTCAACCGCCAGACTAAGACCTAATGGACGTATATAGTTCTCTTTTAAGTCTTTGACAATTACTGCTTGAGCAACGCTTACTTCTGCTCTAAGCTTTCTGAAGCCCCATTTCTCATATAGTTTTAATATGCGCTGGAAATATTCAGATATATTTTGTGTTTTGAAACGTTCTATCTCTAAGACGTAATAATTATGTTGACCATCTACTCCTACTACAACGAGTGCAGTCGAGTCCGCTTTCTTATTGAGGGAGAAGGCAAAGTCAATTGCTGCGACGACGTTGAGGCGGTTTCCTTTGAAATGCCACCTTCCGTCTTTGCAGTTGAGCCATTGTGGGTCATAGTATTGGAAGCCTTCTCGGGAGAAAGGGGACGCTGAGATGTCGTGCGGATCGTTATAGTATTGGGCCCTGAAGTGTACCTTATTGAGGTATTGTGCTCTCTTGTCAGCGAGAACTTTGGGATCGAATCCGAACCACTTTCCATCTGATCGTTGTTGTCTAGGCCAAATGAATTGACCGGTTCCATCACCGGCAGTCTCCACGGGCCATTCTCGTACATCGAATAAGGGATATTTCTGTATGGTATTCCCCAAATCATCATAGTCTTCTAATTCCATTTCTTGTATGTTTGAATATAAGTCTTTAGGATGGTATCTAGTTCCAACCACCCATTCTTTTGATTCTACACCTTCAACAGAAGAAAGATAAGAATATTGGTCTTTTACTTTGTCTCGTCCTTCTTCCGTGTATGCGTTCGACTGCACAACGACATCGTCAAGAACGGCAATATCACAATGCATACCCACAATATTACTAGTAAGACCGGCTGTAAAGATTGATGGGTCACGGATAGCTTCCTCTCTTCGTTTAGGATGATCTAAGGACATTTCTCTCTGTGTCCAGAGTTCTCTTTTAGCTTCTTCAAGGTTAACCATCTCAGGCCAATAGAGACGATAGTGATCTAGAGTGAATATATCTTTTATGAACTTAAGTTGTTTAATAGCTAGGTTACTTGTACTCGATATATAGAGAACGCGGAGCGTAGGGTCTCTTGTGAGTTCCCAAGCGACTCTGTAAGCTATTAGGGCTGACTTCATGTGGTCCCGAGGTAGAAGCAGTAGTTGATGTCGTCTGGCGTTTGAAGCGGTCCACCATGATATAATGTTCCTATGAATGTTTCCCAATAAGCGATTAGGATGTACTAAATTTATGAATTCTACTAAATCAGATTCTGCTAAAAGACGCCGATCAGCACGAATGGCTTCTATTTCTGATTTCTTTTTCCTAGGCACTTACTTATCCTGATAAAACTCTTTTGCTAGAATATAGCCTTTACCTTCTCTTAATTGATCTATACGAGCATCTAATCTGTTTAAACGATCTGCTTGACTATCTAAACGCTGTTTCTGAGTAGCTAAATCAACCACAACAACATGCAATTCTTTAATTTCCGATTTAATTTCATCTAAAGTTTCTCTAAATAACAAAACATCATAAGTGGTTTTCCAATAAAAGCCTATTGATGCAAATAATATAAAAGCTATTGTAGTGATACTACCTGCACTAAACACCCATTCGAACATCAAGTAACAGTTTCTTCTATTTTAGGTTTATTCTGTCCGTCAACCTGTTGTTGTAATTTAGTAATCAATGCTGACACAACTTTAAAAGGCATATTACCTAAAGATTCAGAAAGAATTAAAAGATCTTGTTCAGTTAAAGTAATTGTGTAATTCATTTAATATAACTCATAAGGAAACAAAGGAAATACACCGCTTACTAAAGCATTTTTACTTAAAGTTAAAGTTCCTGGAGTACCGTCTGTTACCGCAGATAAAACTGATCCTGGCGTAATTGGCCACTGTCGATATGGAACTGTACTTGAAATCGTAGTCGGAAGACCAAAAAAGTAATCACCATTCGCATAATTATTCAGCATATGTGATGTACCCGAACCGTCACTAATTGCTGTAACACTCGGACTACCTGAACTAAAAGTAGCATACTCCAAAACTGATGGAATGATTGCTCCAGTTTTAATTATTATGATGTTACCAGCTGCTAAAGTAGGATCAGGATTAATATTAGCAACAAAAACATTTGTAGAATTGACTTGAAGATTATTTTGTTGAACTGTAGTAATAGGATAATTGCCTCCAGAAAGTGCACCTACAACAGTAATAACAAAAATTGTTCCCGTGTTAACGTGAAAAAGTATATCTCCAACAGCAAGATTTTGCATTACATTAGAACTTGTTTGGTTAGCACTTGGCCAACCAAAACTCATTTGATCATTAGAGTATGTCGGCCCTGACGAAAATGTTCCTACACCTGTGGCTACTTCAGTAGTAACTGTCATTTGCCACCGTCGTCCAAAAGTATCGTTATAATTTTTAGCACACTGCGTCATAGGAGCACGAGCAACAACACCTAATCCAGAATTCTGAAAATGAACTTCATCATCAAGAACTTGACAAGCTAATCCACCACCAATAGAATTAAAAACAGTTGATATAAGATTTTTTACTTGAAGACTATCTCTAAGCACGGTGTTAAATCGCACGTCTCCAAACAAACAACCACCGGTATAATTTACAGCCTGAATTAAAGGAGACGAAGTATTAGTTGAAAGTGCACAACTAAAAGCTCCACCTTCTATCTTTATATCACCACCGCCATCTATTAAATTACTAATTCGATAGTTTCCACTGATTTCCACACCATACAAACTAATGTAACCAAATTGTCCAGAAGTTATATATGATTTAGGTATTGTATTCACGGTAGCGGCTTGAAACTGCCATAAACCTCCTTCAAATAAAACTGGAGCGCTGAATGAAGAAGAAGCTATAAAATTTCCAAGTCTAACTTGATTTTCAAAATAAAGATATTTAATAATTAATGGACCAGTAAAAGCAAGATTACCAAAATCAAATGTCTGATAACTCGATCCTCCTCCTAAATTTGTAATTGGTCCAACTATTTCTCCAGTGCCCTGTCCTAGATTAGTTGATGAAAATAATGTATGGAAGCCAGCATAATTAATATTTTCAAATTGAACATTTCTTGATTGAGTATTATTAATAGAAACTCCATAAGGACCCGAAGTCATTACTAACCGATTCATCTTAATAAAATCACCTTGATTGTTAGTCACAAGGCCTGAAACAATACCAACACCAAATCCTTCAAAATCACAATCTTCTATAATAATATCTGAACTTAAAGAATAATTAACGCTATAATTTAAAGATAAGCCAGTCCATGACGGAAATGTCCTTGTAGGATAGTGTTTAGTAGGTTGCGCTGCAGCATATGCATCAATAGTAATAGCCGCATAAGGAGCAGTAGATTGTAAACCTCCTGGGTTGTTGCCGGATGGAACGAGAGTAGGATCAATCCAATCTAAAGGATCACTAGAAAAGAAACTTAAAAATTGTTGTGTAAATTGAGCAAATACACGATTTCTACCAATAAATGTAATACCTCTTATAGAATCTACTCTAGCCCCAGATATATTTATCAATGGTCTATCTATTTTAGTAGAATATAAAGTAGTTCCAGGTAAACTCCCACCATAAGAGCCACGATCATTACCTTTTAAATGAAGTTCATAAAAACTGTTTCCCCATCCTAAATTTAATGTATCTGAAATAAGAAATTTTCCATTAGGAAATTTAATGTTTGAATAACCGTTTTGCATTGCAAAATCTAAAGCAGCTTGTATTGCAGCAGTATTATCTGTTCCAGTCAAAGTGTCTGACCAACAAAAAACTGATAGATTTGATGCTGCCACAACTGGATTAGATAATGTTATACTAACACCTGGCACAAAAGATACAACAGTAGTACCTGTTGGAATAACTCCTGCACTTCCTATTGCCGCTGCCGAAAATGAATGCCAATTAACATTGGTCACATTCATTCCAACAACCACTAATGCTGTTGTGTTAACTGTTAAAGTTGACGTTCCATCCGATGTTGCTACAATCCCAACAGTAAAACCTTCAGTATGAACAGCATCACCAATTGCTCCAAATTCACCTATATTTACGGGATTAGTTGAATAAACAGGAGCGAATAATTGACCTGCAACTGTTATCTCACCATATAAACCTGTAGTAGAGGAAACTCTACGATAAGTTAAAAGAGTAGCTTCTAAACCTGTAGCAGCAGGATAAGAACCTGTTACTGCATTTACTGTAACATAGTTAACAAAAGAAGGAATAGCTGTTAACGCTTGAAATTCAGCTAATGTATTAAAAGTAATTGAACCTGCTGCAGAAGATATGAGATTAGCTGTAGTATAATCTATAAGTCTTAGTGGTGAATCTAAAGTAGATGGAGCAGGTAGGTTTAGAATCTGGTTACTATTCATATCCAGATTTGACGACATAACGTTAGGAGAAGTCCCGTCTCTGGATAATGTATTTTCTACAGCATTTTCAATCAGTACATTATTCGTATTTAAACTACTAATAATAGAACTATTTTGTAAGGTTGCAAAATTAGATAAATTTAATTTAGACATATTAAAAACAAGGAATATACCTTGTAGTCCCACCAGCATTTTTAATGGTCAACCATTCTTGAACAGTAGTATTAGCACCAGCTGGTCCTACCGAACCTAAAACAGTTGCTACTGTAGTATTAGCACTAAAATTACCTGAACTTACAAATTGCAAAGGACCTGAACTTGCTGAGATTGTCGAACAAGTTATACCAGTATCAGCACTTCCATCAGCTAATTTAACTTGAAGAGTGGTTCCACTACGAGCTAAAGCTGGAAAAGCACTTGTACTTCCGCCAAAACCCATTCGTCCTGCAAATGCAGAACTAGAATTATCAACCCAATAACAAATATTATTCGTTCCTGAGCTCTTTAAACCAACAGCAAAAACTCCCGCTTGACTTTGAAAAAAGTGAAGATCAGTGTTGTATCTTATTGGACTCGCCGCCGCTGCCTGTAACTGAATGCCATTGGTTCCAGTAATAACAAAATTCGATGCCGCTGCATTTGTAATAGCATTAGGTACAGTCAGTGTTCCACCTGATCCCGCATAAGTAAGACCTGAATCAGAAGAAACTACTCCTGCTAGATTAAATAAAACTTGAGTAGTGGCTCCGCCAGTAATTGCAGTAGTACCGATTGTAATACCGCTTGCACCTGCAGTAACTAAGTTACCAGCTCCATCTGTAAGAGTTACATAAGAACTTCCATCTGGAGCCACAGAAGTGTTAGAATATGTTTTTGTTGTCATGTTATACTAAATTGCCATTACCATCTGTTAAGGTCAGATATTGAGAACCGTCTGGTGCAAATATGCTATTATTATATTTTTTAGGATTGCCTGTAGAAGAAGTAGTTGTAACTACTAAGTTACCTGCACCATCTGTTAAGACCCCATAAGGTGAACCATCTGGAGCTACAGAGTTATTGGGATATTTCTTTGTAGTCATTTCTTTTTCTTCTTCTTTTTTGCTTTAGAAAAGGTGCCATTAGAAGCGTAATAAGCCACTACTTGTTTCTTAGTCCAATGTCTTCCAGAAGGAGACGTATAGTCATTTTTCCCGACTTTAGTGAAGGGCATTGTATACCCATATTCCCATTGAAACTAAGAAACCAAACATAGCAATAAATAGCATTATTATGACACAGCCTTCTCTATCTTGCTGTGTTAACATTAAGCATTCAAAACAGCAGTTAGATTAGTTGCAGGAGAAGGATTGGCCAAAGTAGAAATGACTTCTACAGAAGCAACATTACTCTGAGCAGAAGTATGTCCAACAGTATCGGTTACAGTTACAGTAAAATTATGAAATCCAGTAGTTAGAGCATCAGTAGTAAAAGTAGTGGTTGTTCCACCTGTAATAGTTTTTATTAGATCAAGAGAAGGAGAAGCTGTAGAGACATCAAAGATGCTTACAGTAGCAATATCAGATGAAGAAAGAATAGAACCATCTGTACGTGTAGTAGGATTAGTCCATGTAAGTGTAGCAGTATTATTCATTTTTAAGAGCACCTTTAAGTTTTTAATTCTAGAGGGAGGTTTATGTTTTTTGAAGAGAAGTAGAATCCATCTCCATATTGTCATTGGTATAGCCACATACAATCAATAGGATTACAATACCACATATAGGTATCTAAGATATTATCATAGTAGATAGAAGAATAAGTTAATATAGGTAACACCTACTTATTATCTCTATCTGTATCTCTTACTAGCTTCTTCTTCTTCTTTTTGTATTTATCTTTGTTCTTCTGTTCTTTACTTGCCATTAGTATTTATCTTTTCAATAAGAATAGATAGCTTATCTGATATTTCAGTAAGCTTCTTAAGTATATTAGATTGATTCTCTTGTGCTTCAGCTATAAGCTTATTGGGACTTAGCAATTACCCAACTCCCACCGGAAAGCTACCCATAGGTGCTTTAGGGTGATTGTGTACATTCTCTGTACCAGGACCCTTATAGGTCATGTGATCAGCTGCATGTGAAGTAGCTGCGTCAGTCACATGACTATTTACATGTGCCCCTCCATGTCCGTAAGGACCACTAGAATGTCCTTTAGCTTTATGTTGGCCTTTACTCATTGCCATATGTATTATATCCTTATTCCATATCGTTAACGTTAGTACTAGATCCTACATAGGGATGTAGATCAGGAGAACCTTTCCAATAGTCAGAAGAGAGATTACCAGATCTATGATCCATATTCATCTTAGGTTCCCAGCTACCTGGGTCCATAGAAGTTAGAGGTAGAGCTCTAGCTGGATGGTTGTATACATCCATTACTTTTCCACCTTTACGGTCATCCGTAGTACCAGAATCAGTTCCTCTTTCTGTTCCCATACTACGATCTTTACCTGTTCTAACTTTAGAACCACCTGGTTTGAATTTATTCTTATCTGACATCTCTTTTTCCTTGACTAAAGAATCATTTTCGTATACTATTATATCATATTGTTAACCATTTGTCAAGAACTATTTTAACTAAATAAGGATTATTTTATGGAAAAAGAGAAAGAAATAGAATATATAATTAAATTAATGGAAGAAATGGCTAATATGCCAAAAGAAGAATTAGGAAAGAGACAACCAGGAGAGAAATGTAAATATGAAGAGGTCCATTCCCAATAGAATGCCTCTAGGAGCTCATTAGAAGCCCGTACACGCGTTTTTTACCACTGCCCGCTACATAGGTAGCTCACTCCCCCCCAAAAACATCCTGGGGCTTCTGGCGTGCATATAAGAAAACACATAAAATGAGAAAAACAGTAAATCAAACAAGCTTAGATTATTTGAATAATAAACCTAAAAATATATATTGGAAAGTAATAGCAGGTCCTTCTGGGTATAAATTATCTGTTTTACAAGATCATGATTTAATTTTCGATCAGAAAGATCTTGATATTAGACGTTTATCTCTAAAATTTGTAGAAATATAAAATTTTGGTGAGATATTTATTTCGTGTAGTTCATTGCGCGCTTCGGGTGGGGGCACACCCCCTGGTCGCACCGGACCCGCAGGACTATTTTAGGTTGTAGGAATGTTATCAATCAAACGTGCTCGACCTTCTCGGAGAATTAGGCAACATATTCAATACGTTACTGTGGTTCATTAAGAAGTTCG